CCTGGCTCGCAACCGGCAGCGAAGACGAGCGGTGCCGAGCCGAAGATCGACGACGTCGACGAACAGGGAAAGCCGCGGTACAAGACGTTTGACGATTACCTGGTCGCGATCCGCAAGTACGACCGCGAGCAGGTCCTCCAGACCGTCGAGCAGAAGCGGACGCAGACAGAGCAGGAAAAAACCCGCGCCGAACAAATGCGGGCCGTCAGTGAGAGTTGGCAGAAAAAAATCGAACCGGTCCGCAAAAAGTACGCGGACTTCGATACCGTCGCCCTCGGCGATTCTGTCTTCATCCCACCCGGCAGCATCGTGGACGGCTTCCTGCTCGATAGCGAGCATGGCGGAGAGGTTCTCTATCATCTCGGCCAGCATCCCGAAATCCTTTCCGGCTTTTACGAAGCCGCTGCCGATTATTCGAAAACGGGGAAGTACACGAACAAGATCAGCCCTCTGCGCCAGCATCGCGAGTTGCTCAAGATTGAAGAGCAATTCGTGAAGGCGGCGCCTGCTGCGAAAAAAATCACCTCCGCTCCCCGCCCGCCGCATGAAGTGGGTGGACGTGGCGCGGCGCTGCCCGATCCGGTTGAAAAGGCGGCGGAAGAATCCGAGGACGATCCGCAGGCGGTTCGGCGCTTCATTGAAGCCGACACCCGCAAGCACATCTCCCGGATCAAAGGGCGTTAATCCGAGCGCCCTCATTCCCAAGGAAAATCCATGAATCAATTTCAGAATACGAGCTGGGTCTCGCTCAAAGTGCTGCGCTTCCTGACCAACAATCTGACGGTCGCGGAGTACTTCAACAATGAGTGGGAGAAGGACTACAAAAAAGAATTCGCGCCGGGCTCCTCGATCGACGTGAAATTCCCGCAGTCGTTCCTCACCATCGACGGCCCCGGCTATGCGCCGCAAGGCATCAACCGCATCAAGACCACCATCACGCTCGATCAGTGGATCCAGGTCCCGTTCGAGTGGGATGACATGGAACGGGCGCTGAAACTGGAGCGTTCGGAGGACGAGCTGGACGAGCAGTATTTCGAGCCAGCCGGAAAACAGATCGCGCAGGAGATCGACTCCCGTTGCGCTCTGTTTGCAAAAAACAACCTGTCGACGATCGTGGGCTCGCTCGGCACGGATCCGACCTCGCTCTTTACCTACGACCTGGCGAAGTCGCGTCTGCTGCAGAAAGCCGCGCTCGCCGGCAAGCGGTCGCTCTGTATTTCCTCGTCCATGATGAACAATCTCGCCCCGGCCATCCAAACGCTCCTGCAGCCGGGCGATGAGATTTCCCGCATGTTCAAAGAAGGCTACATCGGCCTTCTGAAAAACTTCGATCTGTACGAGTCGCAATCGCTTTACTCGCACACGACCGGAGTTTGGGCGAACCAGGCGGGCGTCACGGTCACCGGCGCCGGCCAGAACGGCAGCTCGCTCATCATCACCGGCACCAACGGCGACACGATCACCAAGGGCGACAAGATTGCCTTGGCGAACGTGAACTTCGTCAACCCGCGCACCCGCCGCATCGTCGGTGGCACCGGGAACTCGGCGACTTTTACCGTCACCCAGGATTACACCCTGACGGGCGGCGCCGACACGATCTCGATCCTGCCCCCGATCTACGGACCGGGCTCGCAGTATCAGAACGTGGACGCGCTGCCGCTGAACGGCGCGGTCGTCACGCTCTGGCCGGGAACGGTTATGGCGAACGCCGCCGCGAAGACCGGCACCGTCGGTCTCGGCATCACCAAATACGCCTTCGCCCTGGTCGGCGCGAAGCTGTATCTGCCAACCGCGGTCGAAGAGAAGTCCCAGAAACAGGATCCGAAGACGGGCATCGCAGTGCGCTTTGTCCACGCCTGGGATCCTTATCACTCGCTCAACATTCACCGCTTCGACACCCTGATTGGCAATGGCAATCTCTATCAGGATAACGGCGCGGTCGGAATCGCGGCGGCCTAAAAAGGAGCTCGGACATTTTCGCGGACAGGATCCCGGCAACCCGGGATCCTTCTACGATCTACGCCGGACAAAACCCATGAAAAAACAATCAGTCGTTCTCTCTCTTCTTTTGGTGGCCTGCGCATTCTGTTTGCCTGCGTACAGCCAGACCCCCATCGGCAACACCACGCTCTCGGCTGCGGTTGCTACCACTTCAGCCAGGACCATCGTTGTCGCTTCCGCCACGAACATCACGGCGAATAACACCATGCTCTTCGTAGATGGAGAAGCGATGTCGGTGAACGCGGTCAACGGCACAACCTTGTCCGTAGGCCGCGGCGAACCGAGCACGCGTACCAGCACGCACGCAAGCGGCGCCCTGGTATGGTTTGGCCCGTTCATCGCCTTTCAGCGCGCGAATCCGGCTGGATTCCCGGCCGGGTCTTGCACTCGCACAGCGCAGCTCTATTTGCCTTATATCAATATCGACACGGGGCAAATTTCCGACTGTCTGGGCGGCGTGTGGGTGAATGGCAACGGAAATCCGCTGCAGGAATTCCAGTTCCAGGCACCCAACACCGGCGGCACGGCGTACACCGCGCTCAACACCAACGGCACCACGCTGGTCGCTGGAACGTTCTACTGCAACGAGATCGACCTCGATGCCAACACATGGATCACCGGTCTCGGCGTCCTGAACGGCACCACGGTCGGCACCGACAATCACCTGGTCGCGCTCTACGATGCCAGCGGCAATTTGCTGGCAAATAGCGCCGCGGCTGGCGTGCTGGCGGCCAGTGCATCGACTTACCAGCAGATTGCATTCACGTCGAAGTACTTCGCGGTCGGTCCCGCGCGGTTTTTCGGCTGCATGCAATCGAACGGTACGGCGGCCACCGTGCGCATGATCGTCACCGGAACCCAGGACACCTACCTGACTAAGAGCTTCGCCGGGTCGTTCGGGACCATTCCAGCAACGTTCACCGCCCCTACCACGTTCACGACTGCGGTTGGGCCATATCTGTACGTGTACTAAGTCAACTTAGTAAGTGTTGGGGCCGGTCGAACCTGGCCGGCCCCAAAGTTTTTCAAAATCTCGCCGCAAAGGATTTTTTATGTCTATCGCTCAACAGACAAAGAAGTACTTGATTTCTCGCTTTCAGCCATCCGGGCAGCCCGCGCCGCTCGTTCGCATCGGCAAACACATCACCCCGTCTCTCAGCCTCGAGGACGCCCGCACGCTCGTCTCTGAATTGCAGGAAGTTTTGGGAGACGCTCCGATCGCGCAGACAGCTGAAGAAGTCGAACCGTCCGCCAGCGAGTAAATGCCTCTCCGCGATCGCCCCACTCGCGCCTTGCGTCCGCGCTGGCCGGCGCAATTCGATATTGAGGGCGTGCCTCGCGACAACAGCCTTCGCCAACAGGAAAAGGAAACCCGTATGAAGATGGAACAAAGCTCGCAGGAAGTCGGCATCTTCGACTTCAACAATCCACCCCGCGTCGCCCACGTGCATCGCGAGTACCCGAAGCTCCTATACAAAGCCGCGGCCACCCGCAGCGTTGCCGACGAGGAAGCGGAAAAAAAAGCACTCAAGGAAGGCTGGCAAATGAAGCCGACTCTGAAGGCTCTAGTGAAGCCTCCGAAGCCGCCCCGAGTGAAACCCCCAGCCGAAGACGACGAAGCCGAAGAAACCGCCGGCGCCTAAGACATGGCGCCTCTCACCTACAAGGCGATCGATCTCATCACCGACGCGCTCATCGAGTGCAACCTCATCGCGCCGGGCGAGGTGCCCGATAGCGAGCTTGGTCCATGGGCGTTCCGTCAGCTCAACGATCTTATCGATGTGTGGGCAGCGCAGCGAGCCTATGTCTACTCGACCGTCTTCAGCCTTTTTACGCTGCAGCCGAATCTCAGTCCGCACACCATCGGCCCGACCGGCACATTCGTAGTGCCGCAACGGCCAGTGCGGATCCGCTCCGCAACGCTCATCTTGAATGGTGCCTCGACGCCGACGGACGTCCCGCTTAATGTGCGCGACGACGATTGGTGGGGCGCACAGCAGACGAAGAGCATCACCTCAGCCGTTCCGACGGATCTCTATCCGTCTTACGACTGGCCGAATGCGAGCCTCTACTTTTGGCCGGTCCCTACGGTTGCGAACAAGGTCCGTCTCGAGCTCTGGACTGCGATCAATCAGTTTCAGTCCATTCAGGATCCGATCGGCGGACCCGGCGGACCGACTACCCTTCCCCCGGCGTATCGCCCAGCTCTGAAGTGGACGCTCGCCGAAATGCTCTGCCCTGGCGGCGCGAAGGAACTACATCCGGTGCTGCAGGCGAAAGGGAAAGAGGCGCGGAAGGCGATTTTCGGCAACAACAATCAATCGCCGCGGATCGCGACGCAGGATTCCGGGATGCCGCGCAGCGGCAAACGCGGGGGCTACTTCAATTGGGGAACGGGCGGACCGCCGGGCGGCTCGGCCCGGTAGATCAGCCCGCTTTCACGAAACGACTTTAGACTTATGCCCCCTATTCGAGGATTTTGCGGCGCCACCTATCAGGCCGTCTCGCCGAACATCGACGCCGAACTCGCGATCAATTTGTTTTGCGAGAAATCGGAATCGGCGGGTGCGAAGACGCCGATCGCGCTCATCCTTGCGCCGGGAAAGAAACTGTTCTCTACGATTCCGGAGGCGGGAGTTTCGTCGCAGTTCAATATCAATGGACGAGGCTTTGCGGCGGGAGCGCATCTCTGGGAAATCGCGGCGAACGGAGCCCCGACCGACCGGGGCGCGCTCGGCGGAACGCAGCCGCTTCGGCCCTGCCAGTTGGCCGCGAACGAGACGCAGCTCCTTTGCTTGAACAACGGCAATCTCTACGTGCTCACCTTGGCGACGAATGTCCTGACCGCGGTCAACATGGCGCAGCTGCAGGGAGGTCCGAATTCGGTCGCTCAAATCGGCTTTGCCGACGGCTATTTTTTCGCCTGGTTTCTGAACACACACACGTTTCAGATGTCGCAGCTCGAAGACGGTACCACCTGGTCCGGGCTCGATGTTTCGACGGTTTCGCTTTTCCCCGACAACTTCGTTTCGATGATCTGCGATCACCGCGAAGCCTGGTTTTTCTCGGGAAAGAAATCGAACGGCTACTACAACGCGGGCGCCGGGTTTCCGCCCTATATCCCGATTCAGGGCGCCTTCGCGGAATTTGGCGCGGGGGCAATGTCGGCGACAGTGCAGGCCGACAATACCGTTTGCTGGATCGGCCAGGACGAACGCGGCGCGGCCGTCGCCTATCGTTTGAATGGCTATTCCAGCCAACGCATCTCGACCCATGCCGTCGAATTTGCCTGGCAGAATTACGGAGCCATCGCCGACGCGCGCGCTTACAGCTACCAGGAAGACGGGCACACCTATTGGGTGATCTACTTCCCTTCCGCGAATGCCACCTGGGTCTACGACTTCTCGACGCAGCTCTGGCATCAGCGGGGCGCGTGGAATTCCGTCTCAGGCACCTACGATGCCGATCATTCGCAATCGCACATGTACATCTTCGGCAAGCACCTGGTCGGTGACTGGGCGAGCGGCAACATCTACGAACAATCGACTTCGATCTTCACCGACAACGGCGGCATCCTGCGCGGGGTACGGCGTTCGCCCACCGAGAACAACGACAACAAGCGGGTTTTCTTTTCTGACTTCGAACTCGACATCGAGCCTGGCCTCGGGCCGCAGCCGCCGCTTCTCGATGGCAACGGGAATCCGCGGCCGCCGCAAGTCGAATTGCGCTGGTCGAACGATGGCGCGAAGACCTGGTCTCCCAGGTATTTCTTGAACTGCGGCCTGGCCGGGGAAAACAAGTCGCGCGCCCGGAAGGCAATGCTCGGAAGCGCCAGGAAACGGGTCTGGGAGGTCGCTGTGACGGATCCGGTTGCCTGGCGCATCGCGAACGCTTACGTCAAGGCCGAGGCTTCGCTCGAGTAGCCATTTACTCCGATGCCGACTAAACAAATCACTCTTTTCCCGCCGCCGCTCAGGGACAGCGAACTGCCGGAGCCGATTCAGAAGTACCTGTTGACGCTGCAAAAGCTTTTGCCGCTGAACGAAGTCGATACCTCGGCGGGGCCTTACGCAGAAGCGGTTCCGCACGCGGGCCTGAACGCATCGACCGGGCAGTCGAATCAGACGATGGAGATCACCTACGTGAAGACGTCGGCGGACGCGAATGTGTACACGCTCACCGGCGTGCAGCTCGGTAACTTGACGCTCACCGCGCAGGGCGATCACTTTAAAATCAAAAGCGACGGCACGAATTGGTGGCGAGTCGGATGAAGGCCAGAAAGTGAAGGTCGCGAGATGCCGCGACTGGAAGCTCATCTGGGAGCTCGCAACCGACCCCTCGATCTTCCCGCATATTTCGGACGACTTCACGACCGAGCCGCGGAAATGGGTGCCGCCGCAGAACGAGCAGATGATCTGCCTCGTCGCCTGGGACGGTGACAACCCCACGGGCTTCGGCATCTTCGCGCCGACGAATTGGGTTTGCTACACCGCGCACGTCGGCTTTCTGCCGAGAAGTTACGGGGCGAAGTCGATTGCCGGTTTCAAAGAGATGCTTCGCTGGATGTGGGAGCACACGAAGGCGGTTCGCATCGTCGGCGAGATCGCGATCGAGAACCGGCGTGCGATCGCGTTTGTGCGGCGCGCCGGCTTCGTCGCTTACGGCATCAACTCGAAAAGCATTTTGCGCGGCGGAATCTTGCGCGACCAGGTTGCGCTCGGGATTTCGCGACCGTGATTACGCACCCCAAGGACAAACCATGTCATTCGTGAGTTCACTAGTCGGTGGAATTTTAGGCTCGGGCGCTGCGAACGATGCCGCGAGCGTCGAATCGCAGGCAGCGACAAAGGCGCAGAACCTCGAAAAACAAAATCAAGACTCGGCGATCGCCGCGCAAAACGGGGTCTGGCAAGGGACGCAGGCGAACGAGGCTCCCTATCTGGCAACGGGCGCGACGGCCGCGGGCGAGCTCGGGAACTTCGTCAAAAATCCCTTCCAGGCGCCGACCCTCGCCGACGCGCAAAATAATCCCGGCTATCAGTTCGCATTGCAGTCGGGCACGACGGCCCTCGACAAGAGCGCGGCCGCCCGCGGCGATTTGCTCTCCGGTAGCGAAGGCACCGCCCTCCAGCAATACGGCCAGCAACTCGGGGAGCAAAACTACCAGCAGGTCTACAACAACGCGATGCAGCAGTACATGAACCGCTATCAGGTTCTCTCCGGCACCGCAAACCTCGGCCAGAATGCAGCCGCAACCGAAGGACAACTCGGGCAGGAGTTTGCGCAGAACACCGGGAACATCGATCTCACCGCGGCCGACCAGCAGGCAAAGCAAATCAACAACGCAGCTGCGGCGCGGGCTTCCGGCTATCTCGGCTCGGCGAAGGCTTGGGGCACGGCGGCCGGCGGCATGGCTGACGGCCTCGCCAACATGGATTTCAGCGGCGGCTCAAACCCGTTGGAGATGGCCGGCCAATTCCTCGGAGCTTAAAACCTTATGGGAACTATACCCGCACCAAATATCGCAGATGAAGCTGGCCAGATCGCGCAAGCTCCCATGAACGCCATGGCGGAGTACGCCCGCGTCGCGGCACTGAAACAGCAGACCGCGCAAGCCGCGGCAGCGACACAAGGGCAGCAGCAGGAGAACCAGATCCGCACGCGCCAGATGCAGGATGCCGATGCGCTGACCAAGGCGATGACGGTGTACGATCCGGCGAAGCACTCGCCTGACGATATTCCTCGCCTCATCGGCGAAGCGGGCGGATCCGGTCAAGCGCAACTAGCCGCGCAGAAAAACGTCATCGATCGGAAGACGCAACTCGCGACGCTCGACAAAGACCAGCTCGCAAACCTCGCCACGCATCACGACGCCGCACTCGGCGCGATCGATGCCGCGCGCCAGGTGCCACCCGAGCAGCTCACGCAACACATGCTCGACACCGCGAAGCAGCTCCAGGCGCAGGGACATCTCACGCCGCAAGAGGCACAGCAACTCGCTCAGCATGCGCAATCGATGCCGGCGGACCAATTCGCGCCTTGGCTCGATATCTACCAGAAGGGACTGAAAGGCGAAAAGCAACAGATCGCGGAAATTAAAGAGACAAAAGCGCAGCAGGTCGAGCAACAAAAGGCCGACGCCGGCGACTGGAAAGAAACCGGCCAGGGGCAGCTCACGAACACGAAAACGAAAGAGACGATCGGCACCGCGCGGC